AATTGGTTATGGCGGGAATCAATGGAAATGATTGAAACCCACCATGACGAAGTCTTATCTGTTAACGTGACCGGAATTCGCGAGAACGCGAAGATCCGTACGGTTACATCGGGTAGTTTCTTTAAGGAGACTGCCCTTCAACCATTTAGCCACATCACTATTAACTTAATCAAAACAGAACAAATCCTGTCTGATGGACTACAAGCCGGCCGGTTGGGCTGGCGGTTCATCCAAGAGATTGAGAAAATGAACGGAGATCGAGAGGGCCTGAATTGGATTTTCGACAATAAGGGCCCTAAGATGTACTCCTTTGATTGGGAACGAGCCACTGACATACCGACGCCCGACATGGGTGCCGATGTGACGGGTAGGCTCTTATCAAAATGCGGTCTTCCAGACGATATACTAGCCAAGGTGCTAGAGTACTGGCTGGGAGAAAAAGATTTATACTATAAGGGGAAATTCGCCGGTAAGCTAGTTAATGGCATACCGATGGGGGATCCTCTTACAAAGACCAACTTGTCATTGGCGCATCCAATCTGTGACCTATATGCTAGGCTAAAGACGCATGCGCTATCAAAGAAAAAAGCAAATGGAGATGACTCCATTGCGATTATAAGCGATAAAGAGTATGCCGAGGCACACTCCGAATGCGCTACAATGTTGGGTTATCAAGAATCTAGTCTTGATACCGCGGTCACAGACGACTGGGGGAACTACTGCGAAGAGTGGTTCCACATACCAGTGTCACCCATAAACACATGTAAATGGGGAACGCGGTTCAAGAATTCGTTATTATTACCGTATTTAGATGTTCCGAAAATTCGGACCATGATAGCCACGGAAAAAGATCGTCCTGAGTTCTCTAGTGATCCGAGGGGTAAAGCTACCCTTCTGGGTCACGACGAGGAGTATATGGATAGATACGATCCTGGTCCGACAAAAACAATCTTTGCGATTGCATCTGCTTTCCAAGATGTTACCTTGTCACTTATAGACCATAAGACACCAATATTTCTGCCTAGACAGATATTTGGTGTGGGGAAACCCCCTCCTTTTTGGTCAAAGAAATCCTGGATGAATATCATCAGTAACTGTAGAGACTGGCATGCCAAGCTCTACGTCACTGTTATGGATGAAATAAACACTGGGCAATTCCGCCTTTCTGGTACGAAAGGGGCTCTAAAAG